CTTCTGGCCCCATAATCGCTGTAAGATTCGACAGAAGCTCTTTGACTATGATGGCAATCGATTCAATTACACCACGAAGACTTGCCAAGAATGCCGGAATATCCAAGCCGTCTATTAAGCCTTTCCCAATGTCCCTGAACAGCTCAACAACGCCTTGTTGTAAACGGCTTAGCTGGCCATCAAAACTATTAAACAGCCTTTGAGATGCCTCGATAGCTTCCGGTGTTTTTACTGCATCCTGCATGGCCAATACCGCAGTACTCGCTTGAACGGTCTTATTGTTGACTGCATTGATGGCATCTTCCACCGAGTGAAACTGACCGGTTACTTTGCCCAGGCGCACGGCCAAAGCCTCGTACACTTTCAGCCCGCTTGCTTGCATCTGCTGCAGCGTGGCCGCTTCGGCAATACCACTTTTTGCCATCTGGCTGATGCCGCCAGCTAATTGACCCAAGCCACCTTGGCCCAATAGTGGCGAAACCTCGGCAAATGTTCGCATCAGTTTTTCAGCGCTGCCGGTATCTACTCCTGCCGCTGTAAGCTGCTGGAATCCACCGACAACCTCTTCAAGTGGCACACCCATATCGCGCGTGATCTGGCGCAAATTTTCTAGGCTTTCAGCTCCTTTATCGAAGCTGCCGGCCAGCAGTCCCATCTTGATTTGCATTGTTTCCAATTCGCCGCCAAGCTTCATCATCGAACCGACTGCGGCAATTGGTGTGCCTATAAAGAACTGCGTAACACCTCGCAGCATGTCGAATCCAGACTTGACATCGTTAGCACCTTTAAGCGCCTGTGCCAGCCGGCCAAATGCTGAACCAGCTTCGTCAGCTTTTTTGCCAGCCTCGCTTGTTTTCTTTGCTGTCCTAGCTAATCCGTCTTCAGCCTGTTGGCCATTCCATCCAAGGTTGATCGCTAATTTACTGATTGTCGCCATGGATGCTTGCCCCCGTGGCTTTCAAGTATGTCAAAATGGAATCACGGTCAGGCTCATGCTTGTCGAAACGAGGGATCCAATCACTCACCTTTGTGTTTTTGCACCAAGGCGCTGCGCTGGCATAGCAGGAAATGGCATTCAGCAGATCCTGCCGATATGGCCCCCATGGCTCAACTGCCAGCAAGGCTATCCATTCAGACAGTTCACAACTAGTCAACCGATCACCCAGCTCAGCCACCGTCATGCCAAGGTGGCCGGCTAAGGCAAACATCAGGCGGCGGGTGCTTCCGCCTGGTTCTCGTAGTTTTTTTCCAGCTCATCCACATCTGATTTAGTGAGCCTGTTAATTCGCATGGACGCTTCAAAGATGCGATCCATTGCCGAGGCAGGCAACTCGCCCAGCGCTGCCACATCAGAATCAGAAAACATGCGCAGGCCAGTGCTGTCTGACAAAGTCAACACCGCCAGCCTAGCGCGGATGTTTACCATCTTGGCGCTGCCTTTTTTATCGAGAGAAGACGCCTCGAATGCGTCTCTCTCGCTGGCAGTAATTTCCTTAACGAACACGGTGCCACCCCACTCTGGCACCTTGATTTCCTCAACACGGCCTCGACTTTTGCCAAGGATTTCGTCCCTATTCAAGCCCATTCAATTTCTCCGTTAGACAGCAGTTACTTGCAAGGTTACTGAAAAGCGTAGCGCTTCATCACTTGCGCCAACAGTTGGTTCAGTAATTCCGCTGATGTAGCCTTGGTAGCTGATCAGCGCATCGATGGTTGAGCCAGGGAAATTAAGGCTTAGCGTGACGCTGTTGTAGCCAATGCTTGACCCGGTGACAGTTGCTTGCCAGTCGCGCAGTGTTTTTAGTGTATTTGTGGCAGTTGCTGTGTCTTCAAGGTAAACCTCGAAACTCACAGTGCCGGGATCAACGCGGCTTGGCAGCTTTTTCAGCATGTAATCACTTAATGCCGTAATATCAGCCATGGCAACTGATCGAGTAGTGCCGGTGATGCTGATGCAATTTAGGACAATTGCAGTGCCAGTTGCTGGCGTAAGTGTCGCAATCGTTCCAAGTGGTAGTACTACAGCCATGTCTTGCTCCTATTCTGTGTATGTCCCGACAATCTCGATAGAGATTATGCGTGCTGACTCGTCCGATCCGTCTTGGTAAAGCTCATTGGAGCTTGCTTCTTCCTCGACCAACCATTGATGGACAAACAAGCTGCCAATAGTCTGCCGGCTTGGTGTTGCAGCAATGGCAGATGCGATCCAGTTGGCTGTAGCCTGTGAGCTACTGCGCGTCTCGCCGACAACTGTTACCTGTACACGTTCAGTAGTTGCGACCACGGAACCGCCAGTGGTTCTTTGCCGTTGCCTGCTAGCAGACTGGTAAACCGCATAAGGCTGGCTAGTGTTGCCTTGGCCGGTCTGGTCTGGTGATATTCCGCCAGGCAAATAGGTGGCGTAGTTGGCGTAGGCGGCCAAGTAAGTGCGCACAGCCTGACCGAGTACGCTCATACAGTCGCAGTCTTTCTGGCCATCGCCTTTTGCAACTCTTCACTCAAAATGCGTGCTGTAATGTCTTCGCATTGCGATCTATTGGCATTTAATGCTGGCTTTAAAAATGGTTTGCCAGCTACTGGCCGTAGCTTGCCAGAGCGCCAAAGTTTAGCGGTGAATCCATTTTCAATCAGGTGGCCGTATCTGACTGGGTCGACATTCACCATCACATTGCGCTGCGCTGCAACGCTTCGTTTTGGCTTGTGATAAGTCTTAAATGCCTTGATCTTAAAGTTGCGGCGCGGGCCGATGATTGCGTAAACTGCGCCTGTTTTTTTAGATGTCGTTACACGGTAGCCAAGGCTCTTCTTAAGTTGGCCAGTTGTGCCGTAACGAAAAACCTTTTTGCCCTGGTGCATGATCCGCTTGCGCTTGGCCGGAACCTCTGTACGAGCGGTGCGAAGGATAGGCGTAGTGCACGCTCTGGCTACGCGGCGCAACGCAGGCTTGATCTTTTTGCCCGCATCTCGCAAAGCATCTATTAGATCAACTGCTCCGGCCAGATTTAAGCGAAGGTCGCGAGAGCTAGCCATTACGCATTTTCCTCGGCATCAATCTCAAGCGAAATACCTCGCTCTTCCAGATCACGCACGCCTCGAACATTCAACTCGCGGCTGCCAAATAGGATTCGATGCTCAGCAGTCACATCAGCTCGGTGTCGTATCGTCACCCGGTGCGTGATGTCTGCCTGCTGCTGATTGGCTAGCTGGCTCTCGGTCGCAGTCACAGGCATCACCTTGCCCCATACAGTGGCGTAGGTCGCCCAAGTGCGAGTAGGCTGGCCGTAGCTGTCGGTGCTGTCGGTTGCCGACTGTAGCTCCAGACGATGCCTCAGATCGCCGATAATCACTGGTAGTCACCGACAGAGTAAATCTTCAGAATTGAATCGACAGCCAAAGGCACTTCGCTGCCTGCGCCTGGCTGAACCGCAGAGCGGTTTTCGTACCAGTGCGCCACGAGCAGTTTGATGCAGGTGGTCAGCAGCGCTGGCACGTTGGCGGCAGCAGTGCCATAGCCAGCAACATAGTCCACTTCGACCGCGTTTGCCTTGCCATTCTCGGTGTTAGGCCAAATGTCCAGCGGTGTGAGATTTAGCCTGGGCGGGTTGGCATCGAGGTCTAGTTCGAAATCACCACCGGCAAAGGTCATCGTGGTTAGTGTGCCGTTTTCGTCGTAGTAGCGGATGCGCGGCATGGCATAGCTGTAGGCACCACCAACGGCAATCTGCACAGCCGGCCCACGCAGTAGCTCAATAGCGCCTTCAGGGAAATAGTCCATCGTTTGGCGGTAGGTCGTGTTGACCAATGGTCGCCGGGTTTGCCGTTCGACATAGTCCCGGCCAGCAGATATGAGCGCATTTATCAGCGCATCGTCTGTGCTGTGGTCAACGCGCAGGTGGAGCTTCATGTCAGCGAGTGACACTGGCTCCACCGTTGCGACGGTTAATACTTTGAGAGCCACTAGCGCTTGCTCCGTTTAGCGGCTTGCTTGGCCTCGGGTGTTTCCACCTCGTTGGCTTTATCTTCGACAATGCCGTCCACGCAGATCGCAAAACCAGCGGCAATGATTCGATTCGCATCGACTGCATCAGGATGATCCCAGATTTCCCCGACACGATAAGTGCCGAGTGGACCAGAGATACATTCGAGCATTTGAATCTTCATGGCCTTGGTTTCCTAATCTGCGTGGACTATTAAAAGTTAGGCTTGGACCATGTGCTTGATCGCACCGCTGGCCAAGATTTTGCTGTCAGTTCTTGCCCATGCGGTGAAGCCAACTGCACCGTTAGCGGCATAAAGTTCGTCGAGCCTTTGGATGCGGATATTAGCCACATCGCGAATCAAGAACTTGTTCATGGCACCGAACACCATCGTCTTGAGGCCGGTGGTGATGGCGCTGTTTAGGCTGTTGCTGATGACCAGCGGGAAACCATGGATGCGAATCTCACCAGGGATGCGGTAAGACTCTTGGAACAATGGCTGGCCGTTGCTGTCTACCAGCTTGCGGACATACAGCCACACGCTGTCATGCATCACCAGAGCGCAAGAAGGATCTTGGCGATAGGCGATGTCGACGCTGTGAATCAGGTCGAGGATTTCAGCCGAGGTTATGGCGGTGGCGCTGGCAGTGGTCTTGCCTGCGGTGCTGGCCGCAATGCCTGTTGGTTGGCTGGAGCCTGTGCCGGTGGCGACATAGTCAGCCATGATCCGGCCAAGACGCTCGCCGAGCAAATCACCAATATAGGTTTCCAAGTCAACAGCGTTGTCATCCAAGAGCTGCCAAGATACTTTCAGCGCCTTGCTGCTCATGGTGTA